TAGTAGAAGACTACTGTGAATCAGAGCGTACTACAGCGCAGCACTGTGAGCATTTTCATAAGATGATTGAACGCTGGGGTGTTGAAGTAGTGTTTATAGATAGTGCTGCTGCACAATTTAGTGCTGACCTAGCCTACAATTATGATATAGCAACTACACGTGCTAAAAAAGATGTGCTACCTGGTATTGCCTATGTACAAACTCTAGTACAGCAAGGTAAACTGCGAGTACTTAAGTCGTGTACGCATGTACTAGACATGCTAGATATGTATAGATGGGATGATCGCGAGGGGCTGGCTCGTGAACGGCCAAAGCATGATAAGTATAGTCACATGGCTGATGCCCTTAGATATGCACTATACAGCTATGTAGTATAAGGTATCTCGCCAGGAGCTAATTTAAAACCACTACAACTTTTACGTTTACCATGTAACATCTTACAAAAATTAGTAGTAATTACATTGTGATCTATACAAAATTTACTTAAATTATCTATAGTATACATACAGCCATCAGGCCCAATAACTTTAGGATATATAATACCTTTAGATTTAGCATTTAATAATTCACTATGTAATTTTCCCGCCTCTTTATAAGTGTTTTTAGATCTTTTATTTTTAATACTAATTATCTCATTCCACAGTTCAGGGTGCTTTTGCTGTATCCAGCTATGATTTCTACCCTGATATATTTTTCTAATATTATCATATCCAATATTAGTTATTTCGGAAATCTGTTTTAAAGACAGTTGAGGGTTACACATTAGCTTAGCTGCTTGTAATATTTCAGCATTAGTATATTTTGAGGATCCACAATCTTCTCCAGATTTAGTTCCTCCAGCATACAACTGATTTGATTCATTAAAAGAATTAAATCCATTTTCTACACTATTAAAGATTTCAATAGCCATATTTTCATTATAATTTAATTCCTGGGCTGCACACTCTATCAATATTTCATATGTTGGAAATCCGTACAAAATATACGCATTTTGCAATTTATCAGATGCTTCGTTATTTTCTAAATTATTTATATGTGCCCTATACCGTCTTTCAATCTGTATACTTTGACCAACATATACTTTATCAGTACCAGTAAATCGTAATAAATAAATTCCTATAGTCATTAATTTCTCCTAAATTTTATCCTATAGATTTATTATACCAAAGCTTCTGGTCAAAATCAAATACAAATTTTAATTGCGGGTAAGTAAAATTTATCTATTGACAATTGTGTACCTTTTAGGCTATAATTATCAAAATTGTGGAATAATATTTTTATGGCAGTAAACACAAATAAACGCATTCCAATTAAGCATATTAGAGACAAAGCTAAAAGTGCATACGAAAAAAAGCCTCATTGCTATATTTGTAATGCTCAAAATGAACTAGAGTTACATCATCTGCACAGCCTAACATACCTATTAGAAGTCTGGGTTAAGCGTAAAGGCTATGATATTAGCAGCGATGAAAAGGTTCTGGCAATTCGTGATGAATTTATAGCAGAGCACCAGGTAGAAATATATGATTTAGTCTATACACTCTGTAATAGACATCATGTACAGCTGCATGGTATTTATGGCAAATCGCCAAGTCCTAGCTCTGTTACTAAACAACAACACTGGATTGAATTGCAGCGTAATAAACATTTATCGGGTGAAAGCGTATTTCGTGGCAGTAGCTATGGCTCCTATTTTGCAGAGTTCACAGGGGGCTTAAATGGCGTTAGAAAAGATTAGTAGTTGGATTCGTGAAAAATTAAATCCAGCTCAACAGCAAATACACTATGATGAAGGCGGTGATGTTAGTAGTTCAACACAAATACTAACACATCAAGCTGCTTTTAAGCACATAGACAGTGTAAATAGAAGCGTAAACATGGTAGTTAGTGCTTGCGCTAGCTTAGACTATGATATTAAAGATAAAGTACATGACGGAGTTACTGTTGGTGTTCGTCAAAAAACACTAAACACACTGCTTAACTTTCGTCCCAATCCCTATCAGTCAGCACAAGATTTTCGTCGTGAGATTTTTAAGGACTTGTTGTTAGAGGGTAATGCTTTTATACACTATGATGGTACCTTTATGTACCACTTGCCAGCGTATAATGTAGACATACAAACCGACCCTAAACTGTATATTCGTGGCTATCGTTACAGCGGCTCAGTAGAGTTTAAGGATAGTGAAGTATTTTACTTTAAAGATTTGTCAAGTGATAGTATTTATCGTGGAGCTAGTAGGCTAACAGCCTGTCAAGAAAATATAAATATCTTGTATAGCATGCAGGAGTTTCAGCAAAAGTTTTTTGACAACGGCACTGTATTTGGCCTAGTGCTTACCTCGGAAAATACCCTAAGTCCAGCAGCCAAGGAAAAAACACTGGTTTACTGGCAGCAGCGATATAATGCTAGATCGGGCGGCAAGCGACCTATTATCCTAGATAGCGGACTAAAGCCACATAAACTATCAGACCAAACTTTTAGCGACCTAGACTTTGATCAAGCAATAAAAACGCACAGTGAGCGTATAATGACAGCTGTAGGCGTACCGCCTATATTGCTGCAAGGTGGCAATAATGCTAACATAAGTCCTAATCTTAGGCTGTTCTACCTAGAAACAATACTACCACTAACCAGACTGTATATTAGTGCCATAGAGCGATACTTTGGTTATGATGTGGAAGCAATAACCAGCAGCGTTAGTGCGCTGCAGCCTGAACTCAAAGACATAGCAAGCTATCATGCTAGCCTAGTAAACGGCGGCATTATCACACCAAATGAAGCACGAGTAGAATTACGGTATCCCAAACTTGATGGTCAGGATACAATTAGAATCCCTGCTAATATAGCAGGTTCAGCAGCCAATCCGTCGCAGGGCGGTAGGCCACAAGCAGCTAAGGAGTAGTATGGACGTTAAAAATAAAGTTATTTACTTTAATTCCAGGTTTACTACCAAAGCGGCCGACGAGGAGTCTGATGGTATAACCATTGAAGGTTATGCGTCCACTAATGACGTTGACAGAGTAGGCGATGTAGTACCTACTAGTGTTTGGGAAAAGGGTTTAAAGAATTATCTTAAAAATCCTATTATCCTAGCATACCACAATCATCAGATGCCTGTAGGTAAAATGGTTGAACACCGTGTAGATGAGCGGGGACTGTGGATCAAAGCCACTATCTCGGATGCTGCAGACAATGTGTATAAACTAGTTAAAAAGGGAATCCTAAGTGCCTTTAGTATTGGGTTTAGGGTCAAGGATGCCGAGTATAACAACGCCGCAGAAGTATTTTTAATCAAAGACCTAGAATTACATGAAATTAGTGTGGTTAGTATTCCTGCTAATCAAAACACGCTTTTTAGTCTATCCAAAGCATTTGACAGTGCAGAGGAATTTGAGTTATTTAAACAGCAATTTGCAGTTAGTGATCAATCAGCTAAAGGGCTTGATAATCACGCCGTAGCAAATAGCGCAAACGAGAGGAAATGGAACATGGATCCAAAAGAACTAGAACTTATGTTAGCTAAAGCTACAGCAAGTGCTGCTGAGCAAGCTGCCAAAGCTGTTGTAGAAGCACAAGCTAAAGCACTGGCCGAAAAAGCTGCTCAAGAAAAAGCAGAAGCCGAGCTACAAGCAAAAATCAAAGCTGCTGTTGCCTCAGTGCAAACAGTTGACACAGGTGCAGAGCGCCTACTAGCCGACGTTGAAAAGCGTCTTAGCGAGCAAGCCGAAGCACATAAGAGTGCACTAGAAGGCCTAGAAGCTACATTACGCGAAAAAGCTGCTGAACTAGAAGCAGTTCAAAAGAGTCGTATGCAGTTTACTGACAAGCGTGATGGCGAAGGTGCCACATATGCAGAAAAAGAAGCCGCAGTGTTTATTAGCAAAATTACTAATAAGCCTATTGAAGAAACCAAGTACGCTAAAAGTCTAGTACAAAAGTACGCTAGTGCTGGTACAGCAGGTGCGGCTGGATCAGGCGGCGGTGCAGGTGGTGCTATTCGCTTACCAGGTCAAACTTGGGAAACCGAAGTTAGCACAAACATGGAAAACGAAATTCGCCGTCAACTAGTAGTTGCTGGTACAATTCGTCAAATTGCCATGACACAGCCATTTATGAAGCTGCCAATTAACCCAGATGCTGGTGCTGATGCAACTTGGGTTACAAATGCACAGTTTGGTGGATCAAACAGCAGCGGTTCACCAGTTACACATGCGCTAAAAGACATTGAAATCAGCAGTGCAAAACTAGCTACCAAAGAGTACATTGCCTTTGAAGAAGAGGAAGATGGACTTATTGCACTAGTGCCACTTATTCGCGATGCGATCACACGTCGTATGGCTAAGACACTAGACAAGTCAATGCTGCTAGGTAATGATGTTGGTGCTACAACATATGCAGCTGGTATCAATGGCCTAGCATATTATGATGATAGCGCTAGTAGCAGCCCAACAGTTGCTGTTGGTGGTAAACTAACGTTTCAAAAATTCTTAGATGCACGTCGTGCACTAGGTGTTTGGGGACTAGAACCCAGCGAACTAATCATGTTCGTTAGCCAAGCAGCTTACTATGACTTACTAGAAGATAATACTTTCCAAAGCACAGATAAAATCAGTGAGTCACGTAATACATTAATTACCGGCCAAATTGGATTACTAACACAAACTCCAGTAGTTGTTACCGCACAGATGACTGGCGTAGCAGCTAATGATGCACTAGCAGTGCTAGTTAATCCACGTAACTTCGTAGTTGGTAATCATCGCGCTATGCGTATCGACACAGACGATGAAGTAATTAACCAGCGTCGTGTTATTGTTGCAAGTATGCGTGTTGCCATGAGTCGCCTAACAAGCAACGAAGGTAGCGGTGTTGTAACAATTCGTTACGTTTAATTTTAGTTTAAGCAGAACTCGCAAGAGTTCTGCTTTTAAAAGTTTAGTAAATTAGGCTTTTAAAAGCAGAACTTGTTCTTAAGGATAAATAAATGGCTGACCTAATTACAAGAGCAGACTTTAAAAAGTATTTGGGACTTACCACCAATAACAGAGATGCTGAAATTGATTTGCTAATACCTAAAATTAGTCAGCTAATTAAAACTTATTGTCGCAGAACTTTTGTAGACTACTACGATGAATTAAAAACTGAAGTTCACAGTGGCGGACTAGCAGCAATCGTCCTAGAAGAAACACCTGTAGTAAGTGTAGATACTTTTAGTCTAAGCACAGATTATGGCCAAACTTACACGCCGCTAGTAGAATTTACAGACTATGTAGTAGACGGCTATAAAATAGTTTCACTAAATCCCTATGGCTTTCGTGAATATATACGCGGCTATGAAGTAAGCTACTTTGCAGGATATGAGTCAACACCAGAAGACCTACAGCTAGCAGCATTTGACCTGCTAGAGTACTACATGAAAAATAATAGTGCAGTGCACGTTAATCGCGATGTAACACCTAATGTTACACAAATACAATATGTAGCTACTACAAACCTTCCAGCACATATTAAGCGTGTACTAGATCAGTATATAGCGGATTATGCCTAATGAGTATAGCTGAGTTTTCTCCAGTACTACGTGCACGTATAATTGAAATTTACAGTGACAAGTCTAATAAGGTAGACTTAGCTAGTTTCAAAAAAGTAACTAGAAAAGAGCTATTTAAGAAAGCTCCAGATACAAAAGATATTAGAAGTAAATTTCAAAGTAAAGATTACCACACTTCTAGCTTAACCCTAGAAGGTTTTACTGCACTAAATAAAAAATTAGTAGATAAACTACAGGATGATAAAACTAAGGAAGTAGTAGCTAATTTATTAAATAATAGTAACTTTTTTAGTACTTTTGTAGCATATATAGAGCAAACAGAAACACTACAAGAGTATGGCAGCGGAGATTTTAGGCTGGAAAGGGTACCAGAGAAAAAGCTACGAGACTATTTTATAGAATTTATTAGTACTAGTATACCTGGACTACCTGCTGCAACACTACAAGTAATCAAAGATAACGTAGAAAGCGGTCACCTAGCAGGTATATTTTTCCTAAAAACCAAAGTAGCACTAGGCATACAAAGTCGATTTAGTGAGTCCGTTACAGCTACATACAGAGATTTTACAATTTCATTGCCTGGATTAAACGATGGTCCCGCTATACGAGCACTAGACAGCGTACTTAAGGCACTTTTAGATGCTGATTTTTTAACCAGTAACTTAATTACTGAATCACAGGTGTTTATAGATGCAGTTAAAAATGTGCTTGGAGATAATCCTAGCTTAATTACTGAACTACAGTTTAAAGAAGATAATAAAAAGGCAGGCGATCTATTACAACAGTCTGGTCGTCAGTTGAACAACTTAATAAAAGCAGTTAGTGCCAGCGAGGAATCGGCCGCTGAAGCGGCAATTGCCAACTTAATAGTAAGTTTAAAGCCAGTTGTGCAAGAAATACTATTAAAAGCTGAAGAATTAAAAGCACCACTCAGTGAACAAGGTTTATACGATCCAATAGTTAAAAATGCTAAATTTTTAGCAGAAGAATTAATAGAAACTCCTGGATCTATAACTATAAAGGATGGGATTGGCAAACATATAGCCGAGGTTATAAAAACCGGCAAGCCTACAACCGGCCAAAAAGTCAGAATTAAGCCAAAACCTATAAAACAACAGCACAAAGAACTCTTAGATATTAGTGGTCCTGTGCAAGAATTTAAAAAAGCAGCAGAAAAAATAAAGAAAACCTTAAACCAAGTAAAAACTGCTGCTAATATTAGAGTAGTGGCTTCTAAAATAAAAGCCAAGGAAACTTCTTTAACCTTTTTGCAAAATTTACTTAACAGCAATTTAGTACAAACTGTTAAGCAAAACATGGGTGCTGGCGGTCGTCGCGATGTACTTAATCTTCGCAGCGGTAGATTTGCAGAAAGTGTGCGTGTAGAACGACTAACACAAGGCAGACAGGGTATGATTACAGCATACTATAACTATATGCGTAACCCATATGCTACTTTTAGTCAAGGTGGTAAACAAGAGTCACCGCGTAGTAGAGACCCTAAACTGCTAATAAGCAAAAGTATACGTGAAATAGCAGCACAGGCCAAAATAACACGATTAAGGGCCGTATTAGTATGAGTAGAAGAAGCAGCATAGTCAGCGCCCTTAGTGATACTATTAGAATAGCTATAGACGGCACTAGTCCCTATGTTACTAACTTGCAAAATCAGTGTTTTGCCAAGCTAAAGTTTTGGGACGAAATAAATGATTTTCCTAGCGTATACCTAAGTCCTGGTACTGAATTGCGCGAATACCATCCAGGCGGCTTTGCCTGGGGCATGCTTGGTGTATGTGTAAAAGTTTACTGCAAAAGTGAAGATACTGCACAAGAGCAACTAGAACAACTATTAACTGACCTAGAAAATTGCATAGATGCAAACCGTAGGTTAGTATATGATGCAACAAATGGTTATGAAACAACAGAGATATTAATAGACTCAATAACTACGGACGAGGGCCTACTAGCTCCCTATGCAGTTGGAGAGATTAACTTACAAGTCAGATACCAGATTATGTAAGCAACCGTATTCGTAAAGGTCTAATACAGATAAAAGTCTAGTAATGACCGGCCGAATACCCATAAAAGGGAATAAATTATGAGTTTTAATTTACTTCGTAATAGTAGAGTTTTCTTTACTACTAATGTAGGAACTAGTGGTAATCAAATAGGAGTAGTACAGGCAACAGGTTTTACAAGTGGTAATACCAAAGAAATTCAGGTACTTGATGGCTTTGGATTTAGCCAGAATACCACTAGTGAAACTGTTACACTAAGCGAAACTGGTGCTGTACCTGTGCGTGGACAGCGTACCTTTAACACACAGTTAGATCCAGTTGACTTTAACATGACTACCTATATTCGTCCATTTAAGGACACTTCAGGTGGTGTAGTTACAAGCTTTAGCTGGGGAGCAACTACTGGTGCAGTTACAGCAGGCAGTGGTGCCAGCACAACATTGTTAGATGCATATCCTGCTAACATAGTAACTGCCAGTGCAGCAACACAGGCTTTTGCTGCTGATTTTGGACTAAATACTTTTGTATATGCTACATCAGCGCCTGCTGCTGGTAAAACCGCAACATTTGCCCCTATTTTTGGAGCAGATTCAACCACACCTAGCTATCAAAAACTTATTGGTATTTATCTAGTAAATGGTGGTAGCGGATATACTGTTGCTCCTACAGTTACTATAGTTGATCCAGATAGTGGAGCAGAGGCCACAGCGCTGCCAGTAGTAACTACTGTAATTAGTGCAGCCGGTACCACAACTATTACCGCTGAAGAAAGTGATCTTTGGAATGCGTTTTTTACATCAAGCGCTACTGGTGCTACACAAGCCTGGACAGAAACTTCTGCATCTGCTGAATTAGTATCTGACTATAGTCAAGCACACCAATTAAAACGGTTTGGTTTAATTGTGGTTATGGATACAGCTTGTTTTGTTATTGATGATTGTGTATTAAATACCGCAACAATTGATTTTGGTATTGATGCAATCGCCAGTGTTCAGTGGGCCGGTCAAGCAAAAGGCATTCGTCAAATTAATGCTCCTGGTCTAGGCACAGTAGGTACTTTTACAGCAAGTGGATTAGGTACCCCAACAATTAGTGGTAACTATAAACAAAAAATTACTACGGCAGCCTTTATTGCTAATAAATTGAGTACATTCTCACTATTATCAGGATTAGGTTCTCCTGGAACACCCCCTGGTGGAACACCAACTTACTATAATTTACCTATAACCGGTGGTAGCTTAACCCTAAGCAATAATGTTAGTTATTTAACACCAGCTAACTTAGGTATTGTTAATACGCCAGTTACTTATTTTGCAGGTACACGAGCAATTAGTGGCAGTGTTACGGCATACTTACGTAGTGGTGCCGCCACAGGTGCAAATGATACTAGTGATCCAACTACTGGACGTAAACAAACAGCACAATTATTAGGTGACTTGTTAACGGGTAGTACAACTACGGTTGATCCTAGATTTTATATGAAACTAATAATTGGCGGTACAACGGCAGATGATCGTGTAGAAATAGAAATGCCAGGTGTTGTATTAACAATTCCTACTATTGCTACGGAACAAGTTGTTAGTACGAGTATTAACTTCACTGCTCAAGGTACAGACACAATTAGTGCAATCAGAGAGTTTGATCTTGAAGAAGCAAACGAAATTAATATTAAATATTACGCAGGATAATTTTTATCAACCAAGACCAGCGTTGCTGGTCTTATTAACCAAATGTAACAATGGCAGACCTTAGCTTAAAAACCCTATTAGTTCCCTCAAAAAGTATTGAAGTAGAATTTCCTGGCATGCCCGGATTCAAAATTGATGTAGCCTTTTTAAGTCGCGAAACACTTATTAGTATTCGTAAAAAAGCTACAAAAGTAATTTTTAAAAATCGACAGCCTATAGAAGAATTAAATGATGAATTATTTTTACAGTTATATGTAGAAAATGCTATAAAAGGCTGGGCTGGTTTAAAAATAAAATATTTAGAGCAGCTAGCACCTGTAGATGTAGGTCATTTAAATCCTGAAGACGAACTTAATTATACTAGCGAAAATGCGCTATACTTAATGAAAAATTCCAGCGATTTTGACAGCTTTATTAGTGAGCAAGTTAATGACCTGGGAAACTTTTCCAAGAGCAGTTTGGACAAATAGAAGTATTACTTAAAAATTATTTTCTAAACCAAGAAGTTAGCATGTCAAAAGAAAGTTATTTTGAAATGTGCGAAATGCTTGGTAACGAACCAATAGAAGCAGAAATACCAGTAGATTTTGATGATTTTCCTATGGAATTACAGCAAGCTATGATAGTTTATCGTATGTTGCGTGATGAATGGGAAGGATTTAATGGATTATATCTTGGAAAAAGCTTTTTAGGTTTAACAGAAATATTTGAGTATACACAGATTAGTCACGATGATCGCAAATTAATATTAATGTTGATAAGATTAATTGATAGCATACGTGGCGATCAAATTAATAAACGTCAGCAAAAGCCCATAAACTAATAGTAGTTTATGGGCTTTTTATTGCAACAAATTTTTGCTGTTGACATTTTATCACCCTTGTGATATACTTGGTGTAATCTCGCATAAGTTCAGCAAACCTAAAAAAGAATTAACCTGGAGCTATTATGGCAGGTAATACAATAGATATTAATTTATCTGTAATGGATAAAAGTAGTACCATAAAATCACGTACTAATGATGCAAAAGAGCTCAACAAACAATTAGAACGTAGCCAATCATTAATGGCTGGTACAGGCACTAAAAGCGGTGCAGCAGCACGTCAAGCTACTTTTATATCTGGAGGACAGGTAGAGGACTACAATCGTAGTAGAGGAGTAGCAGGAGTAACAGGTGCCAGTGCACGAGATTTTGCTGATCAAGCTAGAAGCCTTGGCGGTTTAGTTCGTTTATATGCTGCATATGCTGCTAATATATTTGCCGTAACTGCAGCATTTAATGCTTTGCGTGAAGCAATGCAAACAGACATGCTTATACGTAGTTTGAATCAGTTAGGTGCATCAAGCGGCATAGCACTGGGCGGTTTAGCAAAACAATTTGCCGCAACTACTGATGGGGCTATTAGTTTACGTGAAGCAGCAGAAGCTACTGCTAAAGCTATGAGTAGTGGCATGACTAAAGAACAATTTTTACAACTAGGCCAAGTTGCTAAAGGTGCAGCTCAAGCCCTTGGTTTAAACATGGGCGATGCTGTTAGCAGATTAACACGCGGTATCGTTAAACTAGAACCAGAACTATTAGACGAACTGGGTTTATTTACTAAGGTAGGTAAGGCTGCTGATGACTATGCTCGTAGTATTGGAAAAACTGAAGCACAGTTAACTGATTTTGAACGTAGACAAGCATTTGCAAATGCCGTACTTAAAGAAGGCAGAGATAAGTTCGGAGAAATAGCTCAAGAAGGTAATCCTTATGATAAGCTATTAGCGGAACTAAAAAATGTAGCTACTGATATATTAAATGTAGTTAACACTATTGTTAGCCCTATAGCTAAGTTATTAGCTGATAATACAGGATTAATAGCAGGAGCAATAGCATTAGCAGCAATAAAGATTACAAAAAGCGCCTTACCTGCACTAGGCCAATGGCGAGCAGGCTTAGAAGTTGCCGCTAAAGATGCTGCTGAAAAAGCCACACTAATTAATCGTAGTTTTCAAGAAGCTTTTGCTGCTAAGCAAGAACAAGCGCTCGGGATCCCAGTACTACAGAAAAACTTAGATGAAGCTAAAAAACAACTTAAATTAGCTCAACAAGAATTATTAAGTACAAGCAGTAGTATAGATAAGAGGGTTTCTGGAAGTAAATGGTTTGCAAGGGCTACCACAGAAGATGTGGCAAATGAGAAAACTATTGCTAAACTACAAGAAAGCAGCGCTAAGTTATCGCAAAGTGAGGCAGTAGATAAACAAAAAATAGCTGCTGCAATGGCTAAAGTTGCTGATGCCCAAAAACTAGTATTACAACGTAGCGAAGCTTTGGCCAATGTAGATGATACACTTCAAGAAGGGCTACAAAAGCGTGCTAGAGTACTCAGTGAATTGTGGCAGCGAGAAGAAATTCGCGATAGAGCTAGAGAAAAAGCGGCAAGACTTCGCATACTTAGTGAAGTAAGTAAAGATGTAGATGAGAAAGGGTTTTTTGGTGGAATACAGGAACTATATAATAAGGCAAATGCTGATAAAGATCTAAGTAGACTTGGCAAATTTTTAACCGTATTTCAAGGCACAATGATAGGGGCAGCTAGAGCAGTCGGCATTTTAGCAAATGCTTTAAACCGAGCCTTTTTCTATTTTGAAATAGCTGTTGGAGTGTTTTTTGCACTTGATGCTGTACTAGGAAAGAATAGTAAGCAAGTTAAAGAGTTTACCAATAGTTTAGATGTATTAGAAGAGAGTACTAAAGGGGCCACACTTGCATTAGAAAAGTATGTTGGTGTAATTAGTGTAGATAGTGTTATAGCAGTCAGTAATGCTTTTAATGGACTAAGTTTAAGTGTTGAGGATGTAAGAAAAAAGTTTGAGGCAGCACAAAAAACAGCCAGTAAATGGGATACTTTCTGGGATGATATTAAAGAAGGTATTATCTTCTTAGATAGCCAACAAGAAAAAGCAGCTAGTTCAATTAGTAAAGCAATTGTAAGCGCTATAGAAACAGCCCCAGAAGGTGAACTAAGAAATTCTCTCCAAGCCAAATTACAAGGTATTTTAGGAAATATTGACTTAACTGGTGAAAATATAGCCGAAGCATTAGAAAAATTAAATAAAGACGGATTTAAAGCAACATTAGAAAACTTAAGCAAAGCTTTAGAGGGCACAGATAAATTAATGCAAAAAAGTAAAGGTTTAGCTACAGAAGTTAGAGAATCAGCTAAACAAGCCCAATTATCTTATCAAAATTTAGCTAATAGTGTACGAGATCAAACTCCACTAAGTAAATTTTTAAGCGATAATTTGCGACAACTACAAGCATTAGAGTCTGCAGCAAGAGATGCTACAGCAAGTAGGGCTGCATTAGACGAATTAGTAAAATTAGGGGAAACTAGTTCCTTTGGCAATCAAGCATTACAGGCAAAAGAACTCTTACTTGAATTTGAAAATTTAGATAAACAAGCCTCTAGTTATAAAAAGACATTAAAAGAGCAAGAAGAAAGTTTAAAGAAAATTAGTCAAGAAATGAAAGGACAAACAGCGGTAGCTATTCGTAGAAAGGGATTAGATACTGCCGCTATAACTGCTGCCGAAGATATTAATACTACCAAACGTTCTATTGATCAAATAGAAATTAGAATTACTCAAATAAATACAAAAGTTGCTAGTTTAATAAAAAATGCTGTTAAAGATCAATTAGATAGTTTATTTAAACAGTATGATTTGCAAATTCAAAAATTAAAGCTTCAAGGAGAACGAAGCAGAGCCGCTCTTGGTAGTGGAATTATTACTAAAGAGACTATCGATTATCAGGCCGATCTTACTATTCAGGGAATACAAATTGAACAACAACTAGTAAAAGTTAATGAAAAATTAGTACTAAGTACAGAATTAAATAGAATAGCTCAACAAAAACTAACTGATGAATTAACATTAATACGCTTGCAGCAAGAAAGAAGAGAGACAAAAGATAGTGAAGGGGCGCTTGTATTAGATAGAAATATTGCCAATTTAAAACAACGCATTGACTCCACAAAAGGTTTAGATGAGCAAGTTGCAAAAATATTTGGTAGAGAAACTAAAAAAGGTACAAAAGAGCAATTAGCTGAACTTAAAACTTTAATGGATCAGCCTGGTGGTTCTGCATACTTTTCAATTATTCAACTATTACAAAGCCAATTACAACGAGAAGTGCAAGCAACAGAAGAAATTAGTACAGAAAATGTAAAAAGAAAATTAGCACAAATAGCAAACGATATAGACGTACAAAAAAGATTTTTAGATAATAGTATTCGCGGATATACGCAGCAACTAGATTCAATTCGTGGCATAATATCTACGGGCGATAGCGCAGAATTAAATGTATATTTACAAGATTTAAAATTTGCTACGGAACAGTTGGATATACAAAAAGGTATTGAACAAGATACTTATATGCTATCTACTAAACTTACTGCAGAAGGTAAAAAAGCCTTTCAATCCAAAGTTAGCGAAGGTAAGGCTAGACTAGTAATACTACAACAGCAGCAACAAGAAAAAAGAATAGCAGATATACTAGCTGCTACAGAGCAAAAACGAAATGAACAATTAAAGTTTAGAACTGAACTTAGAGAACAAGAATTAGAATTATTCCAACAAATATATGCTGACGATCCGCAAAAGCTTGAAGGTTTTCGCAGGGAACTATATGAATTAAAAGAACAAGATGCCAAACAGGTAGCAAAAAATAATATTGATAAAATACGTAAAGCTACTAGAGACCAAGAAAAACGAGTTTCTGATTATGGCCAGGATGCTGCTACGGATAGTGGCGCTAGTCAGCAATACTCTATTCAGCTAAAAATATTACAGGCGCTTAATGAAGAATTAGATAGACTAATACAAAAAGAAAATCAAAGGGCTGTTGGATCAATCGTATTAGAATCTGCTAGACAAGCAAATTATGAAAGACAAGAAAATCTGCGTATAATAGATCAAATAAATCAAGCAACATTATTTAATTTAGAAATTCAAAATAATTTACGTAATTTAGAGCAAGAACGCTTTGACTTATCTATAGAATCAGATAGAGCTAGACTAGATTTACAAACCCAATTAGGTTTACTAACTCAAGATGAAATAAATAAAGAAAATAGTAGATTAAAACAGCGACAAATTGCTAATGACTTACAGCAGAAATTAAATAATTTAAAAGATCAAGAAACTAGACTAAATATAGAGTTAGGTAGTTTGGAAGCAAAAATTAGGCAAGATGATTCAGGGGCTTTAAGCGCGCCAGAAGGCGTATTGGAACGCATAAAATTTATAAAAGATCAACTAGTAATGTTAGAGCAAGCAAAGAAATTTGCTACTACTTTTGCAGATACTCAAAATAAAATACTAAGCGAACAAGATAAATTTGACGATAGATTAAAAAATTATAGTCAGTCATTTAAAAATTTATTTGATGGCATGGCCGATGCAATTGTTAATTTTGCTAAAACAGGCAAATTTGAATTTAAAGATCTAATTAATAGTTTCTTAGAAGATATACTACGTTACGAATTAAGATTACAAATGCATGCATTATATGTTCAAGCACTTAGACCAATGTTAGGGAATTTTCTTGATTTATTATTGGGTGGAAATACATATTCTTCTGTTCGTGGAAACTTTCTTCCAGAAACTAATCAAATTGGCGGTTTTACAATGGCCAAAGGCGGAGCATTTAACCGTGGCGTAGAAGCTTATGCACGCGGGGGAATGTTTACTAATAGTATAGTAAATCAACCTACACTATTTAAAGCAGCCAAAGGTTTAGGTGTAATGGGTGAAGCAGGACCAGAAGCTATTATGCCCCTAAAGCGCGACAGCCAAGGCAATCTTGGAGTTCGCAGCAATCAAGGCAGTGTAGAAATAGTAGTAAATAACTATACTTCACAACAAGCAGAAACTAAAGAAACTACTGACAGTAGAGGCAATCGTCGAATAGAAGTAACAATTGGTGATATAGTAGCCGATCAAATGACTACAAATAATAGCAGTATTCAACAGGCTATGTTAGTAGGATACGGAGCTAAACCAAGAATGATTAGGAGATAAATATGGTTGGATTACCATGGCCTGTAAGTTTACCCCAAAGCCCTCAAAAAGATTTTCAAGAAACAATTGGCATAAATATAATTAGGACTAGTATGGATAGTGGGCCCGCTAAACAGCGGGTCCGAAGCAAGCGCCCCAGTCAACTATCATTAAGCTTTATTATGACTAGTACAGAAACAGAGGCTTTAGAAAGTTTTATTTTAACTGATTTAAAAGGCACAAAGCGATTCGATTTTACACATCCAAGAACAGGCAGTTCAGTAGAGTGTAGAATAGTTCCTATGGGAGAAGGTGAGTTTTATACACTACAGTATAAAGCCCCAGGATACTGGCAAGTAAATTTAAAATTTGAAATATTACCATGAGTAGATTGAATAGATTATCAGCTGCAGCAATTAAAGCAATGTTTTCATCAGAAACTGATGAACAGTTAATTATGCTTATAGAAATCGAAGATCCCATTAAAACGTTGGTGTTAGAATATTTTTCTGATAGTAATGAAATACGATTAAATAATGCTGGTAATTTAAATATAGATGATAATTTAGTATTTGATAATTTAATTACTTCTGGTCTAGTTGCGAATACTACTTATTATATAGTAGACATAGACTATAGTAATAATAGAATAAAATTAGCTAGTTCCCCAAAAGGTAATCCAGTAAATGTTATATCCAATAGTTTAGCACAGGTAGGCGGGGAAAATCCGTCCGTAAAAAGATTGATTAGAATAGCAGATTCTTGGATTGAACGATTAAGCTATACTACTACTGAAGAAGTAATTTATGGAGTAAAAAGTATAGTAAGCGGTAATATAAGAGAATTTATTTTTATACCTGTAGAGGTACAACTACCACAGGAAACAGAAAGTGGAGAGACTAGTTGCCGGTTAGTATTTAATTATGTTACCCCGGAAATGATAGAATTAATTAGAACTAACTTAACAAAACCCGCAGCTGTAAAAATTGAGTTAGTATTAGGCAGTAATCCAGGTATTATTGAGGCAGAATTCACAGATTTTTTTATAAGTAATGTAAGCTACAATGCTAGTCAGATAACTTTTGAGCTAAGTATGGTCCCTTTTAGTCGTGAACCGTTTCCAGCGTACAACTTTACTCCACTTTATTTTCCAGGATTATTTTAATTATGTATGATAAATATATTGGAATACCTTACCTAGAAAATGGTAGAACTGAAGAGGGCATTGATTGCTGGGGATTAGCTCGCCTATTTTATAAACAAGAATTTAATATTGAATTACCTAGCTACGATACTGAGTATATAGGTAGTTATGACCCTAAAGTGTCGCAAGCTATTAATTACTACAAAGATAATTGGGTTAGGACAAATACACCTAAATTAGGAGATCTTTGTTTATTTAATATTTTAGGGGAGCCTACACATGTAGGAGTATATCTAGAAAACAGTAAATTTTTACATGCCCGCGAAGGCCATAGTAGCGTAATTGAGTCATTAAAAAAACATGCTTGGAATCGCCGTTTAGAGGGTATATATAATTATAGCCCATATTCAAATATAGTTCAACTCACTGGCGTACCACACCCCTTTAAAACTAATAGAATACTTGATTTTGCTATAGCTGGCCAAACAGTTAAACAATGCGTTGAGTACATCCGTGAAAAGTATAAAATTAGTGAGCAATTAGTTAAACAGATAGTTGTAGCTATTGATGGAGTAGCTATTAGCAAAGATAATTGGGCTACAACTATATTACGTGCTGGGCAGTTAATTACTTATAAAACTATTCCTCAAGGTAGAAACGCGCTTAGAACACTTTTAATTATAGCAGTAGTAATATTTGTTCCCGAATTAATTACATCTTATCTTCCCGCAGGCACAGCTAGTTGGGCAGTAGCAGCCGCAAAATTTGCTGCTACTGCAGCAGCTATAGCACTAGTAAATGCTATAGTACCTATTAGACCTCCAAGCACAGAAAACCCTGCAAGTAGTAATCCATTAAACTTATTTAACGGAACTAACAACAGAACCAATCCCTATGGAGCAATACCAGTAGTACTAGGGCGTGTTAGAATAACTCCATTTTTAGGTTCTCAACCGTATATAGATACTCAAACTACTACTAGTTACATGAATATGCAACTAGTTTGGGGATTTGGTCCTCTTGAACTAGATATTAATGAATTATATATTGGAGCTAACAAATTAGATTACTACTATCAAAGTAATAATGCAGATGCTGTTCCGCGACCTGTAACAGTTATGGGATATGTAGATTCAAACGGACTAGAAAGTGAAACTCAAAAAATAACAGAGTTTAATAAATTATATCCTAATATTATAGAGCAGCAGTTCAAGAATGTTGAACTTGAAAATGACTCTAGTGGTAATAATGAAGAAGTAATTACTTTTACAGAAACACAAGCTACACGAGTTCAAGCTATCATTAGTTTTCCAGAAGGTTTACGTAAAATAAATACCAAGGATGGTAAGAGCTACCCTTCTCCTGTAAGTTTTCAAATACAATTAGAGCGTGTTAACGGAGGAGTAACTCAAGTAGTAAATACTTGGAAAACAGAAGAAACTTTTTATGATACCATAACTCCTAGTTTAGTTACTGAGTATGATAGTTATACCGGCTTTCCAACAAATTATGATTTATATCAAAAAACAGCTTATTGTTTAACGGAAAAAAGTGGTATAGTAGCTATAAGAGGCTCTGTAAGTGAAACTAAAAACAGTAATCCAAGTTATGAAATAAAAGAGCTATTAAATAGAAATCAACTTAGTAATTTATTAAATATTGAAAATAATTACTCTTTTGAACCTATAATACCCCCAGGATATAAAGTATTATATACAGTTATAAATTATAAAACTAGCCCCCTAGAAATTGATAATATAATCAACGATACTTATACATATAGTGGGTGGACTATTACACCTACACAGGAATTAGTAACAGGATATTTTAGTGAACAAGAAGGAAACTCTAATTTTGTTAATACACCTACAGGTAAATGGACAATTACAATTGGACCAGGAACACTAGGGCCTGCATCCAGTAGCCCAGCGCCGGGCTCAGCAACACAGTTAAGCCCATTAACTGGAGGTATATTACCAAGCACAATTACTGTATGGACTACACGTCAATTTACAAACGCTGTACCAACTACAAATAATAGTGTCTGGGGCACTTTTATGAATCAAAATAGTGTGTGGCTAGGAACTAGTCAAACATTTGATCAGCAGATGACTGTTAATTTTCCCTATGACGGTATATACACTATACAAGCATCTATAGATAATAATGGTGGAGAAATTATTATTGGCGATGTAATTATTAAGATACCAGATAACTCATACCGTGACACAGGATTTGCAGCAGGATATAAAAGTACACAATTTTTTAATGCAGGCAATAAAACTGTTAGAGTAAAAGGCAATAATAAAGAACCTCTTACTACTCTTGATAGTGATAATGCAAATGCTGGCGTTGCCGTTAAAATAACATTTGTACCTGACAATATAGTCAATTTTGTTCCTGGAGCAAACTATATAACTATAGGCGATAATGAATTCAGCACATACAAAGACGGGTTTAGTTATCCTATAACTTGGGATAATTTAATACCTGGACAATATAGAATAAAAATACGGCGTACTACAACTAGTGATCCAGATCATGAAGCAGACATGAGACACAGTTTTAAAAGCCAGTTTTTGTCTGCTACAGCTTTTAAAAGCGGCACTAGTATTAAACCCCCTTTAGGTATAGGTCTTTGTAGAACTGCTATAGTATTAGAAAGTAGTGGAAAAATAAATGGTAGTGTAGACGGAGTAAATGCAGTTGTTCAAACACGTGGATGGGACTATGTAATAAAACCAGGTACCAGTGAAAAACATTGGTTGCCCGATCAATTAATAGATAATCCAGCTAGTTTATTTGTTTACGTACTGACCCATCCAGCTAATGCCTATGCAGTTTCGAATACATCATTAGATGTACCAGCTATAACAGCATGGCATGTTTATTGTGATACACCAGTAACAGGCGTTAGACCAAGATTAACTTATAATGGAGTCATTACCAGTACTACTAGTGTTTTAAGTATACTACAAGATATTTGTGCTGCTGGCATGGCCAGTCCAGTTTTTGTTGATGGTAAGTGGTCAGTAATAATTGATCAACCTAGAGCACATGTAATACAACACTTTACTCCACACAATAGCTGGGGTTTTGAAGCAACAAAAACTTTACCAAAATTGCCAGATGCATTTAGAATTAGTTTTCCAGATGAACGCAATAGCTTTCAAACTCAAGAAATATTGGTAGCAAATTTTGGTAAAAATACTGAAAATGCTAAAATTATAGAAGAACTTAATCTGCCTGGAATCACCAAAGTTGAGCAAGCCAGATATTTTGCCAGATGGCATTTTGCACAATTACAGTACAGACCAGAAATATTTACTATTAATACAGATTTTGAGTACTTAGTGTGTACTAGAGGAGATCGTGTAAAGATTACACACGACATTCCATTATGGGGAGTCGGCAGCGGTAGAATTAAAGCAATCAGTACAGACAAACTTACAATTACATTAACAGAAAATATAGCACTGCAAGCAGGAACATCTTATCAAATTCGTATAAGAACTGATAATATAACTGCCAGCGGCGGCGGCAGTTTAGAACGCAATTTAGCTACAATAGCTAATACAGGTATGTATGATACAATCTTGCTATCCTCCGCAGTTGATAGTACAGTTAAAGTAGACGATTTATTTATGCTAGGAGAACTAAATAAAATCACAGAAGATTTATTAGTTCAAAGTATAGAACCAACTAGTAATACATCTGCCAAATTAACGCTAGTAGAGTATACAGAAAGTTTATATAATTTTCCTTTTGATCCTTTTAATGATGTAACTCCAGAACTACCAAGCTACGTTCCACAAATAACTAAACGAATAGGTAGTCAAATAGTACAAAATAGTATTGTAAGTGCACCAATAATATTAAGTATAGAAACTGCGGACAAGCTTAGTGAAGAAATATCTACAGGAATTTATGAGAATGTTGCTATTATAACTTGGCAAAATGCTATAAATTTACCAATAAGCGCAGAAAAAGTAGAATTACAAATTATTTTAGGTAATGAAATTTTCAATGAAACTAAACAAAGCGGATTATATTTAGTAAATAAAGATACAACAAGTTATACGGTAAAAGGCTTAACCAAAGATATTGTATATAAAGTACGTGCTAGATATAGAAACGCAGCAGGAACTATATCCGGACCCTGGAGTGAAGAGTATTCTACTACTAATATCGGAAAATCTCTTAATCTATTTAAACCAGAGGATCTTAGTATAACATTCCAGGATACTTTTGTTTACGTTAAACCAGTATTAGCCGAAAATACAATAGAACCTACAGATTTCGATACTTATGAATTTAGAATATATAAATATACAGAATCAACAGATCCTGGTGATTTCTGGGATATAAATGTTATTAATAATACTAATATACTAGTGGCTAAAAGCAAAACTCAGGCCGTATTTAATCTTTTAGATTTTAAACCAAGTCAAGAAAATAAAGTGATAAGTGCTAGCGGAGTAAACTATAAAATTGCCTGTAGAGCTATTAACAACTCAAAAAATTATAGTTATGAAAGTGCTTTAGGTGGTATTTTAATACAGACCATACAGTAGGGATTATAATATGGCATTAAGAATTGAAGGTGGGTATAAATCATTAAATCTCTATTTTGATCAACCTACTAACGCATATGAAATAGATGATGTAGATACGGAAGGAAGTTTACTAGTAAGGGAAACTAATATTCGTACTGATTTACAGGGATTAAAAATATGGATTAGAAATACTAGCTGGGGGTCTGACGAGCCTATTGATTCAGAACTTTATTATAATGGTGCATTTCAAAGTTATTTATCAATCGACAAGCTTACAGCGGAAGGTACTCAACAATTACTTGATAATACTCAATATTATGTTAAATATGCCTTTATTAGTAGATTAGATCCTAATGAATATACTATACTACCTATAGTCGATGGAGTTTCTAGTGAATTAATAGGAACTACTCAAGATATTGCCCTATCACTAAGCGGTTATCTTACCAGAGATCCTATAGAAATTCCTACAGATGCAAATGGAAATAACCCGGAATTTACGGATGCATCTGGTAGTTTTATAGTATTTAGATTTGGACAAGATATTAGTAAAACTACCGCAGTTACTTATTCAATAAAAACAGTTGATGGTAATATTTTAAGCACGGGTGGAGTTACTATAACAATTAGTAATGAAAATGATGCTACTAAAGGTACTTATACTGTTACAGGTATAACGGATTTAACAGGTACTATAGTTCTTACAGCTACCTGGACAAATCCTGAAAATAGTGAAAATACTATTACTATAGAAAAAATATTAAATGTTGGTAAACGTAGGCCAGGACAAACTGCATCTTTAGTAGTATTAACAGCTAACCCAGGGCAGGTATTTGTATTATCAGAAAGTAGTAATGGCAGTGTAACAGAACCAGAATCTATAAAATTTATTGCAACAGTTAGTAATATTACTAATCCACAATATGTTTGGGAAGTAGAAGATAATGGTGTAGTTAGCACCATAGGATCAGACACCCCTGGATATAATTTAAATGCTCCTACAAACGATGAATTAACTATTAATAAGTCTGTTTTTACAGGACTAGTACCACCAAAATTTAAAGTAATAAAAGTTATTGTTACTAGTGGCGTTATTGGTAGTAATATTACTGCTACAGATTTGATAAGCGCGTACTATATTAAAGAAGGTAGCGACGCAATATCAATGGGTTTAGTAGGAGAAAATCAAACTATTATATTAAATAAAGATGGTATAGTTGTCTCTGGATTACCAATTGAAGCCGAAGCAATAGTATTAGAAGGTACCCGTAGGTTATCACCTCCTAATGTACAGTATGGTATTTCAGGAAATAATGGATTTGTTGACTTAACAATTAATACTGCAGATAATGTACCAATAGCTGGAAAAAATGCTGGATATATTAGAGCTTCAAATACTTCAGCTACTCAAGCACTTGTTACAATTACAGCTACAGTAGCAGGTACAATATTATCAAAAAATTTAGTAGTTACTAAAGTACAAGATGGTTTAGTTGGACAATCCGTACTTACTTCTTATGCATTTATTAGAAGTAATAATACTCCTAGTAAACCTGTTGGAGGAAGTTATAGTAGTCCTAATCCTACTGGACCTTTAAATGCAGGAGGTACAGGTATTACATGGTCAGATGGAATACCTAATGATAATGGCAAACCTCTTTGGGCAAGTATAAGAATATTTACTAGTGATGGTTTAGAGCCAGAACAAACCGAATGGAGTATTCCAAGTAAAATAGCTGCTCCAAGCCAAAGTGCCCGATTTGAATTTAGCCCTGACGGGGCAAGTGATTGGTCAACCGTACCTAGAAGTACAGATCAATATGCTAGATTATTAGTAAGTACAGATAATGGTATAACTTGGAATATAAGCGGAAACGTTGTAAAAATTAAAGGAGAAAAAGGCGACAGTATTACTGGAGCAGAGGGTTTAAGAACTATAGCTGCATATAGATTACGTAGTCAAACTGATGCGCCTTTAACCTCTGCTCCAGGAAATACGATTGGCACTGCAGTACCTAGTGGGTATGATCTAACAGCTCCTAGCGCAACTGTTGGTCAAGTGGTTTGGTATATTTTTGGAAGATACAATCCAAATAGTGTTACAATTGAAAGTATTCCAGCCAATACTACGGTATGGAGTGTTCCAATAGCCGCTAGTGTATTTCAAGATATTAAAAGTGATAATTGGACTGGAGTTACTCCTACTGCTGCAACACCATTTCCAAGTGGGGCTGCTGGATATTATCTTAAAAAGAGTTCTACTGATGCTGGATTATATGCGCAAAATGCTTATATACAAGGTACCTTAAGTTCCGGCTCTTCTCCTGCAATTAGTGGTACAGCTATGACTGGAAGCGGGGCTATAATTAATTCCTCAGGAACTTTTGCACTAGGAAATAGTACTAATAACATTACGTATAATGGTTCTACAATTACCTTAAATGGTACAGTAGTTTCACAAAATAATATTAGTAATGTCAATCAACTCCAGAATTCAAGTATTACTATTAGTAGCGGAGCTATAACTGGTATAGGTACTGGTAGTGGTAGTGTAATATTAAATAGTTTAATTACTATTAGCAGTGGTGGAACACTTAGTAATGCTGGTGGTGGAACAGTTACTTTAACGGGTATTGGTTTTAGTGGTGACACA